TGGCTGAGAAAAATCTGACCCAGTTTGTGCAAAATATGGGACTTTGCAAAGTGCAACCCAAAAAAATTTGTCATTTTGGCAAGGCGGCTACTGCAAAAAATAATGCTCAAGATTCTTATAAAAGGGCACACAATAAAAGGTTGCACAGCAAGGTTAGATGTCTCATGAAATACAACTGTGCAACCAGTCTTTGCGTCAAAGGAGGAACATTGTGACAACTGGTGCAACAACGTTCTTGTGTGAGGACAAGTTAATATTTCCTTACACAATATTAATTATACTTTAATCCGAGTCACAAACACGACCTTTTGTTTTCCAACTGTCTTTGTGGTCTAGATCAGAGTATGAATGCAGTCTATTTTCATAGGCAGATCCCAACACCATGTGATCAGGATTGCAACAGTTGGTTGGGCACTCAGGTCCGTGTAACACCCATTTGTTTCTATCGTTTAGTATGGTAACACCACGTGCCAGTTCAAAGGTTATCCTATGCACAAGATGGTTTTTTGAACCATGTTTGCACATTCCGTAACCTTGGTAAGTCTTGGCACCCTGCCACAACCAATGTGTGTCACGTATTACACAACGTGATCTAATTTGATCAAGAGTTTTGAATGTGTGGCTTCCCTTTTTTCTAGGCATGACATCTATACAAGGCGGTCAGATCAAATCAAGAAAATAAAAAGCGTTACAATTATATTACTAGGTTCCAACCGCCCAAGTTATTTATTTTCGCATACAACAGCTAAATACAAGTGACACATACAAAACTGTGCCCTGCAAAGGACAACACAGTCAAGTTGTGTAAGTTTGCAAACCTACACACAAGCAGGACAATCTTGATCAAGACCCTGATGTGAATAGACAATTTGACAGCGAGTAAATTTTGTAAAATCAAACAGTGAAAGGAAAAATACTATGGCTATCACAGTATCAAATGCTTTTGTTACAATGTTTGGTGATGAGATTACTCACGCTTCACAAACAAAAGCTTCAAAAATCCAAAACGCAGTAAGAACAGTGAGAGGCGTTATTGGATCAACATACAAGTTTCCTGTATTAGGGAAATCAGGTGTTGTTAAGAACAAAGTTTCTCACCAAGACATAGAAGCAATGTCAGCCATTGACGCATCTGATCCGGCAGGTTCAGCAACATACGTTGGTGCAACAACTGACACAGCAAGTCTATCAAATGTTACAGCAACAATTGACACATACTCAACTGGTGAATACATCGACGATTTTGACTCATTAAAAACAAATGTTGACCTAAGATCAGCATATGCAGAGTCAATTGCGGCGGCTATGAACAGAGCTTACGATAATGCAATTATCACAGCACTTGACACATCAGTTGGTGCATTAACACTAGCATCAGAAACAACTGGTGACACTCTTAACAAAGCAAAATTGTTAGCATTGGGTAAAGCATTCAATGACAACGGTGTTCCAGAAAACGACAGATTCGTTTTAGCTTCACCTGAAGCATACAATGACATCTTAGGTGCAACTGATCTTGTTGGAAATGCAGATGGTCCATTATCACAGTCAATAGTAACAGGTATGATTCCAAACGTTCTTGGATTCAACATCATCATGTCAACTGGTCTTTCAGACGGTGCGGCATCTGATAAAAAATGTTACGCATTCCACAAAGACGCAGTGGGTATGGCTGTTGGTAAAGATATCACAACAATGGTCAACTATGTTCCACAAAAATTAGCAACGTTAATTGCCGCTGAATTCTCAGCAGGCGCGATTGTTATTGATGGCACAGCAGTAGCATCATTCCAAGCGTAATTGTTTCGCTTGAAACAGCAGAGAGGGGGCGGCTTTCGGGTCGCCCTTTTTTTTTAGACATAAATACTATTATTAAAGGACGCACAATATGGCATTCACAAAATTTGATATCGCATCAATGGCATTGGTAAAAGTTGGCGCAGAGCCTATAACATCTTTTGATGATGGATCTCGTTCTGCACAGGTTGTTTCCACACTATATGATGCAACCAAACAAGGACTTTTTTACACAACATTTTGGAACTTTGCCACTGAGAAAACACAGTTAGCCAAGTTGGCAGAAACACCCACAGACAAATCATATTCATTTGCATTCCAAATTCCAGGTGATGCAATGAGAGTCAAAGGTGTTTTTGATAACAATGGTGATCTAAGAACAACATATTCAGTTGAACAGAACAAAGTATATTCTGACTTTGATCCATTGTTTTTGGAATACATCAAAGAAGTTTCTGAAGCCAATATGCCTCCATTTTTCATTGAAGCATTGGTAAGCAAACTGGCATATGAAATCAACGAAGGTGTTTCCGGTGTTGGCACAAGGACAAATAGATTAGCAAGAGAATACCAAGATAAATTACGTTTCGCCAAAGTTACTGATGCACAAGAAATTCCACCATCTCAAATTATTGGGCGTGGTGATCTAGTAGCCGCTCGTTTGGGTGGCACTGGTAGTTCAGTAATCAAGGAACGTAATTATTAATGGCTTCAGTTAAAATTGTTCAAAACTCTTTCACGCAAGGTGAACTCGGCAACTACATGGATGCCAGAGAAGACCTGCCACTATACAAAGCAGGTGCAAAAAAAATTGAAAACTGGTTGGTGTTGCCACAGGGTGGTTTGTTGAGAAGAGCAGGCTTTGAATTCTTAGATGACAATCCTGCAACAGCATCAACAGACACAGGCAATGACACAGGCTTTGCAACAGGTTCAAGATTATTCACGTTTTCATTTTCAACAGATCAAGAATACTGTTTGATATTTGAAGTAGATGCATCAACACCCAAACTTCATGTTTATAGAAATGGTTTTCATGCCGCAACTATATCAGGTGGTGAATGTTTTTGGACAACCAAAGAAATTGTAGATGAAATAAGAACAGCACAAACATTTGATTCAATGATATTGGTGCATGAAGATTTCACACCACGTAGAATTACACGTTCATCACATACCAGTTGGTCAATAGCAAAAATATCACATGACTTTATTCCACTGGCAAACTTTGACACAGGTGTAAAAATAACACCAACTCACAAAGATGCATCAGGCACATTGTCAGTAAACACAGGCACAGTTGCAGACATACTAGCAACCAATGACAGAGTAAGGTTGAATGGTGGTATAATCAAAATTACCAATGCATCAACAGGTGCATATGACATTGTTGAAAATCTCACAAGCATAGATCAAGCAAGATCAACAGAGTGGGAGCAGAGTGTTTTCAATGACAGCAATGATTCATCAACAAATGGTTATCCACGTTCTGTTACATTTCACCAAAACAGATTGATATATGGTGGCACAAAATTAAAACCACAAACAATTTTTGGTTCACAGTCAGGTGACTTTTTCAATTTCAAACCCACAGTATCAACAACAGATGATTCAGGTAACACAACAGGGTCAGTCACAGATGATTCAGCACTATCATTCACAATTGGTTCTGATCAAGTAAACATTATCAGACACGTTGTTTCAAAAAAATCTCTGTTTGTTTTTACAACAGGTGGTGAATTCGAAATGACCGGAAATCCTCTGACACCAACCAATGTGAATATACAATTACAAACACGATATGGTCACACATCAGGTGGTATAAATCCAACCACTGTTGACAATGAAATACTTTTTATAACAAGCAACAAAAGAGAAATGCGTGGCTTTGTGTTTGATTACAACTCAGATACTTACTATGCAAAAAACTACACAGTTATTGCACATGATGTTTTAGACAATCCACAAGACCAATGTCTGTTGCGTGGTTACAAAAACACAAACAACAACTTCTTGTTTGTTGTAAATTCAGATGGTGAACTTGCTGTATTATCAATCAACGTTGAAAAACAGGTTGTTGGTTGGTCAAGATTCACAACACTGGGATCATTCAAAAGAGTAACACCTGTGTTTGACAAACAGCTGACAGGTGGATCAGTTGATACAACAAAACCTGAAATACAGAGATTGTATGCACTGGTTGAAAGAACATACATCAACAATGACAGCACACAGACAACAGCATTGTTTTTGGAAAGACTCACAGAAGATGACGTCTACTTAGATTCATATCAACAAGAAGCATCTGCATCACATTCAACTTTGCAAAACTTGATGCCATTAGCAGGACAAACTGTAGGTGCTGTTACAAATGGTTTTGTGCATTCAAACGTCACAGTTACAGCAAGAACAGACACACCAAATGCGGCTGTTACATTGTCTGATTCATCTGCAAACACACAGATTGGTCATTACTACACATCAACCATGCAAACAATGACGTTTCCTGTGCAAATAAATGGAGCACCACAAAGAGGTGAACAAATACAAAAAGTTTCAACATTGGTGAACTTGTTCAACACCAAACAGATGAAAGTAGATGGCACAGGTATCAGTTTCCAATCAACAACAACAACATTGGGAGCATCAATACCTGCATTTACAGGAACAAAAAAACTAACAGTAGGTGGGCAATCAACAGATCCCAACTTGATAATAACAGTTGATCAACCATTGCCTGCAACATTGCTAGGATTGACTACAAAAGTGTCAGTCACAGTGGAGTAAATATAGTAAAGGAATAGAACGATATGCCATTTTTAGCAACAGCAATACCAGCCATAGCCGCAGGAACAGCCACAACGGCACAAGTCGTTGGTGTCCTAGCAACTGCCGCCGCCGCGGCAGGAACTGTGTATTCAATGCGACAATCAGTGAAATTAGGCAATCAACAAGCGGCAATTTCACAACAACAAGCCGCCGCATCACAAATGGCATTGTCAGATAGAGAAGATGAAAGAAAACGTAGACTACGAAGAACAGTAGGAACACAGAGAGCATTATACTCTGCATCAGGTGTTGCACTAGAAGGAACGCCTGTTGATGTGTTTGCAGACACAGCCAGAGAATTTGAATACGAAGATTTCGCAGATCAATTCGATACAGCAAACAGAGTTGATATGTTGAATAGACAAGCATCATACGAAAAAGCCGCAGGAAGACAGAGAGCATTCAGTTCGTTGTTGGACTTTGGAATGAGTGCGGCAATGAGATAGGAGAATGAAAATGAAACATATGAAAATGAAAAAAGGCGGAAAACGTGGCACAAAAAAAGCCAAGAAGTCTAAAAAAAGAAAAGGCGGAAGAAGAGGTTAATTGGAGCGAATATTTCGCTTCAATAGTTTCTGTATGTCCTTGGTCCAAAACATATTGGAAACAACAGAAGATAGACGTTTGCAATTGGACAGGTGAACTAAAAGAGTTGGGCAACAATGTTGCTCGTGTTTACAAGTTTGCAAACGCAAGTGACTACAAATTGAACAAGTTGATGAAACAGTTCAATGAAGAAAGAGAAGATGAAGAATTCTTGTATTCACACCCAAAGCATGGAGGACACTCAACTCCAGTGCCAGTGTTGATACAACAGAAACATGAATTGTTAACTCGTATTAGAGAAAACATGAAAGGTAAAAAATGAGAGTAAAAAAAGGTTTTCATAAAACCAAAGACGGAAGAGTAGCAAGAAAAGGCTTGTATTTTTACGCAAACAAAAGACGTAAAGCAGGCAAAAAACCAATTGCCAAAGGCAAAAAAGGTTTTGTTACAAAAGCCGCAATCAAAAGAAGTGCAAAAACAGCCTTCAAAAGAAAGTAGTTATGAAGAAAACAATTAAAGCACCAAAAGGATTTCATTTTATGAAAAGTAAAACTGGAGTCAAATTGATGAAACACAAAGGTAGATTTGTTAAGCACAAAGGTGCATCAACAAGTTTGAAACTACCTGTAATTAAAAGACACACATAATGGCAAAATACAAAGGCAGAAAAGTAACATTGAACAAACCATTTAGATTGCCAAGTGGCAGTTCAAAAAAATCTGCTGTGTATGTAAGAAACAAGAAAACAGGCAATGTAAATAAAGTAACGTTTGGGGATCCAAACATGAGGATTAGAAAAAACAATCCCAAAGCAAGAAAAAGTTATCTTGCAAGAAGTGGTGGGATCAAAACAAAAGGACAAAAAACTTTGAGTGCCAACTATTGGTCACGTAAAGCATGGATGTAAATTATGGCAGAAATACCAAAATATCAAAGTAGAAGAACAGTGACAGGCAGAGTGCCAAGACCCAATATGCCTGATTACACAGTTCAGATTGGACAGAAAGTAACCAAAGTATTCAGCAAGGTTGCAGATGAGTTTGCTGAAAAAGATGGTTTAGAAAGAGGCTACAATGATGTCTATCAAAACAACGTAAAAATAAAAGACGCTGAAGCCAAAGGTGATCAATTTTCTATAAGCGGTAGAGCATATACAAAAGGTTCAAGAAGTGCCTACATAGCCAAAACAAATACAGAATTTGAAAATGAAATGACCAAACTGTATGCCAATACAGAACTGAATGCCAACACAGAAGCTTTTTCTAAAGAAGCAAACAAAGTCAAAGACCGATTTGCAAAAGAAATGACAACAGAACTTCAGTCAATATATTTGCCTGAGCTTGAGAAAAAAATTGCAGGTTACAACAACAATGTAACAGTAAATGAAGTTCGTTTGAATGATGAAAAGAACACACAAATTGTTTTTGACAGAATTAACAATGTGTTGTTGCCACGTATCAATGAACAAATATTATTAGGTAACAGCAGTGAAAGTGACTTTGCTGAGATACTTGCAATACAAGAAGACCTATTCAAAAGAAACAAAATATCAGCAAGTGATTTTTCTAAAAACACCAAAGCACTTTTATCATCTTTGGTTGTTCCATATTTCAAAAACAAAATGGCCACAGCAGAAAATCCTGCAGAGTTTGTTGATGCTGTAACAGATAGAGAAAACACTGAAGGTATAATGCAAGAAATATACAGAGTGTATGGTGATGAATATGAAAAAGTAATTGGTGAAGGCACATTCCCATCTACACTGAATGACTCAGAACACAAAGACGTATTGTTAACACTTGAAAGAGAACTTTCAAAACAAACAACAAGATTAAAAACAGAAAGAGTAAGTTGGCAAAATGGTGTCACAAACAAAATAGAAACAGCAATCAAAAATGGTGACAGATTAGCCAGTGTTCTTGATCCAATTGACTTCTCTGCAGAGATGGACAGATTGCTTTATGATGATGAAGAAAAAGAAGCCATGTATGCAATATGGAAAGAGGGTGCAATCATCACTCAATACACAAGAAACTTATCAACAACAAACATCAAAGGTATTGAAAACAGAATAAGTGAACTTGATACAGCACTTGCAGAACTTGAAACACTAGACCAAACAGATGCAAACACAAACATCAAACGTTCAGCATACAACAAAGCCAAAGAGTATCTAATTGCAAAACAAGGTGAACTGTTAACCAATTACAAAGAAGGCAAAATATATGCATATCTCAAAGTCAATGAAACTGAAACTGAAGACGATGTGATCAGTGAATTAAATCAAAAATCAGTTTTTGAGATGACTGAAGATGATTTGTTAAAAAGAAGAGAGATTGCCGCAGACTTTTTAGGACTAGATAACACTGAAGAAATGCCATTGCTAGATGACAGTGAAATATCATTGCTGAAAGATGGTCTTACAGGTGCAACAAATGCCAATCAGTTGAAAGATCAAATAACATATATCAACTCGTTGGATCTACCTTCATCAATATATTTAGAAATGGATTTGCCGGGTGAATTAGAAAGTCTGTTCATACTTGGTGCACCAGATGGTGACTCAACAGCATTCACATTCGCGGCACAATCATATTTAGAAAAAGATACAAATTTAAGAGCGGCAGGTATCACAAAGAAAGACAGTGAAACTGCGGCAAGAGACTTTTTTGATACAGATGACAAATATGAAGGCATTGGTGCAGATCCAGATGTCAAAGTTGCAATGATAGATGTGTATTCATCTTATTATGCCAAAGCACTTGCACAAACAGGTGATGAAACTCAAGCAAACAAAATTGCAAAAAACTATTTTGAAAAAGTATTCAGAGTTGAAGAAGTTGAATGGAATGGTCAAAATGTAATGATACCAAACTCAGTATCAACAACCAAGTTTAGACAAACATTGGTAGATGCTGAAGATATTCTAAACAATCCTGTAAAATATGGAATCATACTAGATGGTAATGTTGGTGTTAATGAATTTGATTTAGCGGCAAACACTATAATTGTTAGAGATGGTGACAAGCTGTTATTTGCAATTGAAAACAACAACAATATCAGAGGCAATGAAGATGGTAACTTAACTTACTATCAAGTTCAGCACACAGGATCAGATGGCAAAGCAACAACGTCTGTGTTGTCATTAAATATAGATCCTGACAAAAGACAAAAAGCACCAAATTCAACAGATGCAAATCCATTATGGAATATCAAAGTTGATAGCACAGAAGCACCATTGTTGACTGATGAAAACACACAAACATGGGAAAAACATTATTTTGATATTGCTGTAAAAGGTGGGTATGGCATAGACAAAGTTGAACCATTTGCCACAAACATAGAACCAAATGACAGAGACAAACAGGTTATATTGACAGGTATAGCTGTCAGACTAAATGACCAAACAACATTCTCAGATGATGAATTCAAATGGTTGTCTACAAACTATCCAGAAATATTTGAAGGACTTGCAATCAAAGAAGTGCAAGAAGAAGTTGCATTTTTATTTGCCGCAAACAGAGAGTTTGGTGGTTACAAAACATTGAGAACAGGCAAAAAATTATCACCACTGGCAACGTTGTATGTCATTCATCAAGATTCATATGTTGATTACCTGCAAGATGAAATTGAAAAATTAAAGAAAACAACAGGCAAAGCTGAAAATATATTTGATGCAGATCCTAACAAAGAAGGCACACAGTTCTTTAATCTAAATCCAAACAACACAGATGCGAACAAACTTAAGGCACTAGAAAAAAAATTAGCAGAGGAGCAGTAAATTGAGAAAATACGATCTTTCATTTACTACTGACAGAGCATTTACACCAATGTCAAAGTCTGAATTGGGAGAAAATGCCGCTATTGCTATTAGAGATGGTAGAGCAAACACTTTTGGTGGCATGGGTGCTGACTTGTTAGACAGTATCAATGATGAAACAGCTTTCATCAATGAAGAAGATTGGAATCCATCTAATAGATTTTGGAGAGACACAATTGACTGGACACCAGATTTAACAATTGGTGGTGCCGCAAAAATGGCTGAAGTCTATGACTTAGACAAAGAATACGATTACATATCAAAACGTTCAGGTTGGTTTACAGGTGCAATGAGAGGCACATTGAACATTGCAACAATGATGGTTGCAGATGAAGTCAACCTAATACCAATTGTAGGACAGTTTGCAAAAATAGGACAAGGATTAAAAACAGGATCACGTATATACAAAACAGTATTTGGTCCATCTAAAACACTGGGTGGTGCATTTACAAAAGGTTTAGCACAGACAACACCATTTACTGCCGCAGAGGCATTTCTACTTTATCCACAGTCAGAAAAACTTAGAAGACAACAAGACATTGAATTTGGTTCACAGTTGTTGTCGTTTGCCTTAGGAACAGCGGCAGGCGGTGCTTTCTCCACAGCAGGTTATAAATTTTCAAAAATGTTGACTGATGCAAAAAATAGAAAACGTCTTGCCACTGACGACCAAATGAACACACCAGAAGCAAAACAAAGACAAACAATAATCAACAAAGAAGAAGCCAAACTCAATATCAAAGATGCAAAATTGGTTGAAGTTGATGTTGAAGTAAGACCAGATGTTGGTGACACAGATTTACAAAAAATTGTAATCAACAACAAAACAAAAAATCAAAACTTTGATGCTGATGGTGTTAATACAAAACAAGCAAATGGTGTAACCAGAATTACAGCAACAAGAAACACAGTTTCAATAACAACAAAACGATCTGAACTGCAAAAAGTTTTAGAAAGCATTGATGCCGACAACCTACAAGTTGACACAGTTAGTATAAAAATACGTGGCACAAAACAGAGAGGCACATTCAGCAAAAATGAAATACTTGCTGTAGATCCTGTTTTACAATCACTTGGTGTTGCAAAGAAAACACTGAACAAAAAACAAACAATGTTGGAAGTAAAGTTTGGTGGTGAAACATATGCACTAAGAAGCAATGACAAAACAGGTGAAGTTATTGCTTACAAGAGAGATGCAAATGGCAACTACTCAACACCAGAAGATGCACAAACAAGTTTGAAAATATTTCATGGTGCAACAACAAAAAACAATGATGTCAAAAAACAAATCAAAGACAACATTGAAGGCAATGACAAAGTTACACAAACAGAAGCAACAGAAATTGTTGAAGATACTGTTGATGCTAGAAATGAACACAAATCAAAAACACATGAAGAAGTTGCAGATGACATGACCAGCGAAGGTTACAAAAATATTGAAACACCTGAACAGTTATCAACGTTGCCTGTGACAGTTGGTGTTCAAACAAAATATGTAAACGCAATAAACAACGGACAATCAACATCTACAAGAAGTGTGTTTGTTGATGGACAAAAAGTAGAAAAAACTACTGACCTATCAATTCTCAAAAATGAAATTGATAATTTAAATGACAGTAGAAAATTATTAGAGGATGTAGAAAGCAAACTTGATGATTTGATGGTTTGTAACGCAACAAATTAATATGGCAAACAAACAATGTAGCATAAACGTATTAGGTGATGATCTAGTCAGAAGATTGAACCAAGCAGGCATCTTAGATGATATTGAATCAAAGATTGATGAAGCTGTTCAAAGATATGCCAATGACACACTTGATGCAGACAAACTGGCATTGATCAGAAATGACATTGTGAGAAATGAAGTCAACAGAATGAAAAAACTCTACAAAGAAAGAGTTGTAGAGGCAAAGAATGTTACGACTGCTGTTGAAAAAATGGAAGACAAAATAACATGGTTTGAAACAAACTTCAAAAAAAATCCAAAAGTTAAAAAATCTATTGCAGGTGAAAAACAAGATCTAATTGACAGCGTATTGGTTGGCACATTGTATGAAAGCAATTTTTCAAAAGGCACAACACTAGAAAAAAATGTTCAATCAACATTTGGACGTTACTGGGGTAATGAAGTTGATAGAAGATTAACAGATGAAGTTGGTGAAGATTGGTATAGAAAATTTACAAGAAAAAGAGAAGATGTTGAAAAAATTATGGATGACTTGATTGCTATCCAAAAAGATCCTGCAAGAAAAACATCAGTGAATAATTCAAACACACCACATTACAAAATAGCAAGAGCCATTGCAGATTCATTTGAAAAAATGATGATTGAAAACAATATGTTAGGTGGCAAAATGAATTTCTTTAATCTAATACCAAAAGTTAGATTGAACGTGCATAAGATAAAAGGCAAAAAAGAACAGTTTGTTAATGACTATGCCAACATTATTGATGACACAGAAGTGATTCAAAAGTTTGGTATTTCAGATACAGAAAAAATAAAAATCAAAAAACAAGAACTTGCTGAAGAAGAATACAATAGAATTGTTCAAGGCTTGATGGACAAAGATGGATTTGGAAATGCAGTTGAAAATGATATCACTGTAAACAGAGATTTCACCGTGGCAAAAGATGGTAAATCATATTTTGATTTACAGTCTAAATATTCTGCTGATCCTGACATTGCATCAATGTTCTTTACACAGTTTCAAAGATTATCTGAACAACAAGCAATGACCAAAATGTTTGGTCCTAATCCATTAAGTTTTATAAACAAACTAAAACAACAGATGCGTTCATCTACTATATTGAGAGATGCCGCAGATGGTAAAGGTATGGACAGACTTGAAAGAGGACTTAAACACAAAATTGAAAATCGTCCTGTTGCAAGAGGATATGGTCAAAGTTTTTTATCAGGCATAAGAAACGTAACACTTGGTAAATTGGGTTTTGTGTTTGCTGATCAAATGATAATGGAACCAACATTTTCAGCCTTTAGATTATATTTTCGTGGCAACAACACAGTAAAAAACATACTTGGTAACATTGGACCATTGCAAGGCAAGAAAAAAAGAAAAAGTGCAAGATTTCATGCTGTGGCAATGGAGCATTATGTTGGTGCAATCAATAACAGATTTTTTGGAAATGTATATGAGCAGGGCGGAAAGATTAATGAATTTACAAGAAAACTTGCAAACGGATTTATGAGATACACAGGTTCAACATTACTTTCAGATGGACAAGCGGCGGCAGGATTTGCAGTTCAAAGAATGGATATTACAGACGCATTAAGAAGTGGACGTAAATGGAAAAACCTAAAAGCTGATCCAAAGAAAACAAAATTTATTTTAGATTTAGAACAAGCAGGTATCACAGAAACCATGTGGGATAATGCAATGCGTGGTGTCAAACAAGGCAAGTTTTTAGATGAAGAAAAACTGTTTGATCCATTTGCTTTGCCTGTAATCAACAACACACTGAGAAGTAGAGGACAAAGTGATTATGATGCTTGGATGGCATTCTTTCAAAAACGTGTTGATGGTTTATCACGTATGAAGCCAGGTGAAATTGAGAATGCAAGATTAACATTGTATTCAGATCAAGAAACTGTGAGAAGTATTTTGAAAACAATAGTGCAGTTTAAATCATTTTCATTTTCAGTTAGTAGACGTGTGTATGGTGATGCTTACTTGCATGGTGGCGCATTAGGTGTAACAAAACAAGCATTGGGTCTTACAATACCAATGTTGACGGCGGCCTTTATTGCAACACAAGCCAGAGAAATAGCAAAAGGCAAAGCACCTATTTCAGATTTCCCTACATTGTTTGAACGATCTTGGGCAAGATCAGGTATAACAGCTCTTGCGGCACCATTTTTAGATCCTTTTGTTGAGACAGCTTTTACGGCAACATATGATCAAAGCAGAAACAAAAGTTCATTGCAAGATGACTTAGAAAGAGAAATTTTAGGTCCATCTATATCATCATTAACAAATGTTGTTACAGGTGGTGTCAGTATGTTAGGTGCCGCAATTTCACCAAAAGAAGATTTTGCAAAAGCGGCATTTGGTTTCACACGTGACATGGGTGCATTGCTGTTACCAAATGGTGTTCCATTTTCATATCTAAACAACTATCTGATGTATGATGTTCTTGAAAAAAATTTATTACCAAAACAATACAAAAAACGACAAAAACGTGACAAACGTAAAGCCAAAGATCAAAGAATGTTCAAAGCCAAAGACGTGTTTCAATGGGCAGATAGGTTAGATTAATGGAGGTAAATAGTTAAGTAAAAGGATTATATCAAATATGGCAGTTTCAAACAATTCACCAAGAGTAGTATATACAGGAGATGGCAGTAATAAAAAATTTGCTGTGACTTTTGAATTACCTGCGAACTTGGTAGCAGGCAACACAATTACAGATTCCACAGCTGACATGACAGTCAGTTCAAATCTCTTACAAATTACAACAGAAAAGTTTTCATCAAACTTGGTTGGTAAAGCAATCTCAGTCACAGGTGCAAACACATCAGGCACAGTATTATCAGGTATTGTGAACACATTTGTTAATTCAAATGCTGTCACACTCAACGTTGACGCTGTAACAGGTGTTACTGACACAGCAATAACAATAACAACAGGAACAACAGGACAAACACTGAGAGCACAAACAGATTTAATTGTGTTTGTTGATGGTGTTCAACAAGCCAACGATAACTCCGTTTATACTGTGGAACTTGATGTAGGTGACTCAACTTCCAAAAAAGGTAATGTTAACTTTCTGACAGCACCAGCAGACACAAAATCAGTGACATTGAGAAGAGATGTTGATGTTGAAAGAACCACAGACTTTCAAACAGGTGGTGCACTAACAGCCAAATCACTAAACAAAGAATTTGATCAAATGTTGATGGCGGTGCAGGACAACGAACTTGACACAGACTTGTCTTTGAAATTTGCCAATGCAGACACAATATCAACAGCAGACACATTTATACCATTAAGCAGAGCAAACAAAATACTTTCATTCAATGCAACAGGTGTTCCTGTAGCAACAGATGATGTCACAATATCAAACATCAATATCACAGGTGGTAATATATCAGGTGTAACTGTTCCTAATGTTGCAAGAGTAACAGGCAACGTTGATGGCAATGTTGGTAATGTGACAGGCAATGTTGGTAATGTAACAGGCACAGTTGCCACAGTTACAACAGCAACCACAGTTGGCACAATCACAGGCACAATTGAAAATGTTGGTAATGTAACCAACAATGTAGACAATGTTTTAGGCACAGTAAACAACGTCAACAATGCAACCAATGTAACAAACATTTTAGGATCTATTGCATCTGTAGGTGAAATAACAGGTGATGTAGGCGGAAATGTTGCAGGTAATATAACAGGAAATGTTGCAGGTAATGTAGAAGGTGATGTTACAGGAAACGTTGATGGTAATATCACTGGTTCTGTTAACGGAATGAAGTTACACAATTTACAAGACGTTGACACAGCATCAGGTGTTGCACCTAATACAACCACAACAAGATTGTCTGCAGATTCAGAATTTTCACACATTACAGTTGGTAATGCTATTGGATCAATATTGCAGTTTGATCCATCTTCAGGCAAATACAAAGAAGGTTATCCAAGATTAAGATTTGCACAAGATGTTGATGATTCATCAATGCAAGTTGGTAGAGTGTTGACAGTTACAAACATTGCACAAGGCAATGGTTTTAGATTTGATTTTCAAGAACCAACAACAACACTAGTAAATTTAACAGACACAAATATACCTACAACAGATTCAACGTTGAATTTGAGACCTGTTGTTTATCATCATGGTAATGCAAAATTTGAATTGTCTGACAGCATTACTCTTACAAACAATGTGTCTGCATCAAATATTCAAGCAACAAATGTAAACGCAGGTGGTCCATACAATTACACACTTGGTAATGTCAGTTCAGGCGGTCCATTTACAGCAAAATTTCACTTGAAAGATGTTTTACAAATTGATTCAACAACACAATATTTTTCATCAGGCGCATCTGCAGGACAAGTTTCTAGTCAAACAGCAACAGCAAACTTTAAAGCAAACACAACAACAACATTTGAAGGTCCTGTTGTATTTGATGGCACAACAGCATTTAACCAAGATGTTAATTTGTTAGGAGCAACTAGTATTGTTCAAAATTATTCACACAATGGTCATCATGCAAATGGTGATGTAAACACAACAGATATTCAATCAGGTGATATCAATATACTAACCAAAGACACAGCTGATGCAGGCATCAATATCAAAACAATAGGTCAAACTGGTAGTTTGGGATCAGGACAACACATTAATATAAATGCAAATGCTGGATCAGTTACTATCAGTTCAACTAATACAAATGTTCAAGCAACAACGTTAAGATTAACATCAGCTTTTGATACATTCATAGGTAGTGGTGGCACCGCAAATATAGATGTTAGATCGGCAAATGTTTATATAGATGGCACAGTAGGAACCCGTGGACCGGGCTTTGCAACATCAAACGTATTCATAAACAATTTGAAATATCCAACAGCAGATGGTTCAAGTGGACAAGTTATTTCCACAGATGGTGCAGGTAATCTTGCATTCTCAACTGTAAGCGGCAGTGGTATTACAGATATAGTTTCAGACACAACACCACAGCTAGGTGGAGACTTAGATGTCAACGGGCAATCTATTGTATCAGCATCAGATGGTGATATTTCAATAACACCAAATGGCACAGGTGATATCATACTTGATGGACAAAAGTGGCCTCAAGCAGATGGTTCTGCAAATCAATATTTGAAAACAGATGGTGCAGGACAATTAAGCTATGACACACTGACTACAGATGATGTTGGTGAAGGCACAAACTTGTATTACACAGATGCAAGGTTTGATACTAGATTGGGCACAAAAGACACCGGAAATTTAGCTGAAGGTTCAAATTTATATTACACAGATGCCAGAGCTGATGCCAGAGTAAACTTACAAACTGGTGCCAACTTGGATCTAAGTTCTAAATCAACAACCAATTTATCAGAAGGCACAAATTTATACTATACCGATGCAAGAGCAGATGCCAGAGTAACAGCAGGATTCAGTTCTAAATCAACTTCAGATTTATCTGAGGGCACCAACTTATACTTCACTGATGCAAGAGCACAGGCAGTTTCAATAAACAATCTTGTAGAAGACACAACACCACAATTGGGTGGCAATTTGGATGCACAAGGTAAAGAAATTACTGACATAGGTGCATTTGAATTACAAGGCACTGACACAGAGATGAGAGCCACACTGGCAGGGACAACATCTGTGGTAGCAGGTGAAACTGTTACACAGGCAACATCAGGTGCAACAGGTGTTGTAAGGCACACAACATCAAGTTCAACTGCATTGTATTTGGACAATGTCACAGGCACATTTGACACAACCAACAATTTGACAGGTTCAACATCAGGTGACTTGACCACACATCCTTCATCAATTGATTTTCAGAGAGCAAACTTTGGAACAACAGTTAGAC